GGCATCGACAGGATGGCTTCCACCCGAACGTCGGCCTCAGTGCCCCCAACCTTGACGATCATGCAGACCTCGCAAAAAGAGAGCGGGCCGCCCCGTAGTGGAGCGGCCCGCCCAGTTTGCACATCGCGTCAAGCCGTCAGGCTCACGCACCGACGAGGCCGATGACCGGACCGGCGACGGTCGAGGAGCCAAGGCTGTGGTGCGTGATCGCCACGCGAGCCGAAGCCTTGATGACCGTCTGCTCCGACAGGAAATTCACCTGATCCGAGCTGGCGATCTCGATGCCCTGGCGGATGCCGTACATCGAGCTGTTGGCAAGGTTGCCGTACAGCGCCATGATCGCACCGGTGGAGTCCGCACCGCTCGGCAGGCGGTCGGTGAGGACCACCGGGCTGCCGAGGAAGGTGAGGCCCATGCCCTGCGTCATGCCGACCGAACCGCCCTGGGCGAGATCCAGGTTCTGCATGCAGGCCGCGAAGAAGAACGGGCTGCAATACCACTTGGCACCGGCCCGGCTGTGCTGCGGAACCGCAGCCATCATCGCCAGGAGGTTCGCCTTGGTCACCTCGTCGGGGGTGTCACCGGCGGCCGTCACGAGCGACGCCGCGTAGGTGGCAGCCGAGGAGGCCAAGAGACCGCCCGTGTGGCTGGTCACGAGTCCCGCCACGCCGGGGGCGTTGGCCGGGTTGCCCGAGAACGCAGCCGACTCGATGGCGTTGGCGAGCGACAGGCCGAGCTCGGCCGCCACCCAGTCACCGATCGAGATGACCGAATCGGCCAGGAGCTCGTTCGCCACGATCGTGGCGGCCGTCACCTTCTTGGCCGTCAGCGTCACCTGGCTGATCGTAGGATCGGCGGCGGTGATCGCCACGTTCTCGTCCTGCCACTGGCTCGTCGCACCGCCCGTGCGGCGTGGGAAGAGCAGCACGTCCGAAGGCATCTGCACGTTCTGGGCGTTCTGGACGAAAGCCGAGTACTGGTCCACGAGCCGGATCACGGTCGAGGAAAGAACGTCGGCCACGGTCGCGGCACCGGTGGTCGAGCCGGTCGAGCCGAGAGCGCGGGTATCGATGCCCGCATCGTCGCACCACCGCTTAGCCTCGGCGTCGCCCCGGCGGGCCTTGATGAACATGCCGAACCGGTAGGCGTCCTCGGCCTTCTCGAACGCACGCAGGCGGCCCGCGAACGGGACGGCCTCGATGCGGACGGCCTTCTCCTCGGCACGGACCTCGGGGGCGGGGGTGCAGCGATCCACCACCGACCGCAGGTTCTTGGCCGACTCGACGACCGACTTCTCGAAGTCGATCTTCTTGGCGAGATCACCGGCCCGCTTGTTCAGCGTTTCCAGTTCGAGGTCGCGCTCGGCAATCTTGTCGTCGTCGCCTTCGATGGCGCGAACTGCGTCGATCCGGTTGGCGAGGGTAACCGCCTCGTCCTGAAGCTTCTTGAGGTTGTCCACTGTGGTGAATCTCCTGGCGGCGGTATTGCCGTGGAGTCCACAGTGCCACTAGCGGGCAGACCTCTTGCAGAAGCGCACTTCGGAAAGTGTTGTTTTCACAAACGCCACGGCCCGAGCCCCGCACCGGGGGCAACGCAGATACCGCTGCCGCTCGTCACCGCACGGACGGCTGGAACGGCAGCGGAGTTTCTCGCCGCAGGTGCAGCGGGCTTCAGACATTGCGGAGCCTCAGAGTCCACGCCGCAGCGGCGTCACGGGCCAGGGAGCGCACGGCCCTCTTCACTTCCGGCTCGGCATCGGCGTCCGCTTCGACGGCCGCAGCCTGGGCAGCCAGCCAAGCCTCATAGGAACGCTTCGCCACGACCGCAGACGTGGCGCTGCCGTAGGCGGGCACGTTCACGGGGCCGACCTCGTAAAGGCCGGAAGCCTCCACGATCTCGCGGATCGCCTTGCCGCCCTCGTCCGTCGTGTAGCGCTCACCCTTCTGGCTCACGGTGAAGGCGAAGGAGCTGCCCGTCAGCAGGCGAGCCCGCACCAGGGCAAGAACGTCACGGCCCGCCGAGGTATCCGGCGGCTCCACGACATACGAGATGCCACGCTCGTCGGCAATGATCTCAAGCGTTCCGGCCGACTCGCGGCCCAGCAGCATGTCGCTGTTGTGGTTGTAGTACGAAAGGATCTCGCCCTTGCCCCGCTGGCGGTTCAGCACCTTGTCGAAGGCACCGGGCAGGATTCGCTCCCGAAAGCCACCGAGGTCGAGGGAAAGCCGGTTGTAGGGCACCGCCAGCCCACGGATCGCCTCGCGCCCGCTGGTGCGCGTCTCGATTTGCAGTTCGCACTCGGGGGCTTCGTCTACGGTCAGGCAGCGGCGTTCAATTTCCATCAGTGGAATCCTCCTGTTCGGCCTGGTCGTCGGCGTCGTCGGCCGGGCTTTCCTCGTCCTCGACGGGCGGCGCTGGCATCGGCTCCGGTGCCGGTTGCTCCTGGCCAACCTTGTCGAGCGTGGTCATGTTGAGTTGCACGAAGTGGCGGTCACCATCCGGCCCGATGGGATTCAGGTTTTCCAGTTCCCGAATCTCGTTGATCGTCATCCACCCGTTTTGCAGGGCGCTGACGTAGTAGGCCGACCGGCTCGCGTGGTCGCCACGCAGCAGGCCAGAGACGCTGTGCTCGGCGAAGTAGGTCTCGTCGTCCACGATGAGGTCGCGCGAGATCGCCGCCTCCCACCGCTTCAGATGCGGCAGCAGGCAATGCTGGACGAACTCCGTGCCCTGCACTTCGATGTTCGAGTAGGTCGAGCGGGTGAGATCCTGAATCATGTGGGGCGGCACGCGGAACGCCCGGCAGATCTCGATGACTTGGTACTGCCGCGTTTCGAGGAACTGGGCCGCCTCATTGCTGCCGCTGAGTTCGTGGGCCTTCACGCCGTTGGGCAGGACCGCCGTGCGGAACGCCCGATCTGCGCCCCGGTGCATCCGCTCCCACTGCTCGCGGAGCCGCTCGGCCGCCTCTACCGGGATCGGGTTATCAGACTCCAGCACGATGCCGGGCCGGGCACCGTTGCCGAAGTAGGTGGACCCGTGGGCCTCCAACGCCTGGGCCAGCCCGATGGCGTTCTGAAAGATCTTGTAGGTGGGGATCGCCCGAATCCCGTCTTCCGTGGTGAACCGCAGGGCGAAGATCTGGTCTTGGCTGTAGATCGTCTCGCGCCCGCTCGGCTCGCGATACCGATACCGCAGCGTCCCGTCAGACAGCCGCTCCACTTCCATGCGGCTGGAGTGCAGCGGCCACAGTTCCGAGACGGCACCTCGAGCACCGGGGCGGATCTCGGCGTAGCTCGCACCGTAGTGCAGGTACATGCCCGTCATCCAATCGCGGAATTCCTGCGCCGTCTGCCAGGGGTTCGGCTGCTGGTGAAGCAGGCGATACACCGGGTGGCTCGTGGCCTTCTGCTTGCCACCGTTCGCCATCCGCTCGTAAACGTGGAGCGGCAGGGCGGAGACCGCATCCGAGATCACACGGATGCAGGCCGTGTACGCCGAGCAGGCCATGCTGTTGTCGGCGTTGACGCGGATGCCCGAAGGCGTGCGAGACGGCGAAACCTCGGGCCAGTCGATGCCACGCAGGTCGAACATCCTGAAGTCGGCGGCGTTTTCGCTCATAACGAGATGATGTCCCAGGATTGTTCGGGTGGCGGGGCCGTGGCCGTAGCGTGGATGCCGAGGGCCATCGTCAGCGCCACGATGCCGTCGATCCGTTCGTTGGATTTCGCCTTGCTGGGCTTGATGTTTCCGGCGTGGTCCTGCTGGATTGCCACGTTCGACGCCTGCCACGCCAAGACGGGATGCCCGCCGTGGTGCAGTCGCCCCGCCACGCAGGCCGCCTCAAGGGCCTTCGCTGCGGAACTCATCGAGCCGTAACCTTGCCCAAAGCCTAAGACGCTGACCCCATCGCCTTGCAGTTGCGTGGCCAGCTGGGTCGCGTTCCAGCGGTCAATCGCCACCTGCCGGATGTTGTATTTCTTGGTCAGAGCCATGATGTCGGCCCGCACCTGGTCGAAGTCGGTTACGTTGCCTTCCGTAAACTTGAGGTGGCCCTGCCGCTCCCAAGTGATATAGGGCACCTTGTCCCGCTTCTCGCGCTGGTGGGCGTTCTCGCGTGGAATCCAGAAGTGTGGCTCCACCCAAAAGCTGCCGTCGTCCAACTGGAACAGCAGGCAGAAGCAGGTCGTGTCGAACGTGCTGGCGAGATCGAGGCCCGCGAAACACTCCCGACCGTCGAGCATCACCGGGCAGGGCTTGTTGCCCTGCGCCCACTTATCCATCTGGAGCCAGCGGGTGCTCTGCTCCGTCCAACAATTCAAATAAAGCTGCTTGAAGGTGTTCTCGTATGAGGGCATCTCGACCGCCCTCGCGCATTCGCTACGCAGGAAGTCGAGCTTGATCGACACGCCCAGATTCGGGTTTGCAGTCGCCCAAGTTTTTTCAGACTTCCAATCAGCGCCATCCGGGGCACAGTAGATTTCTGGCAGGAAGGTCTCGTCCTTGATTGCGCCCGCCTGCACCGCTTCGGCATATCGCCAAATCTCATAGCACACAGACCGGCGATCCCAGCCCGCCGTCGTGATGTAGATCATGAGCGGCTGCCGCCTTGCGCCCATGCTGGTTTGCATGACATCGGCCAGCTCGCGGTCTGGCTGGGCGTGCAGCTCGTCGAATATCACGCCGTGAGCGTTCAGCCCGTGCTTCGTGAACGCCTCAGCCGAGAGCGCCTTGTAAAACGAGTGCGTATCCTCCCGTACGATTGAGTTGCGGTAGACCTTAAGCCGCGACCGCAGCGAAGGCGACATTTCCACGCACGCCTTTGCCATCTCGAACACCAAGCGTGCCTGCTCGCGGTCAGCCCCGCACGAAAATATCTGTGCGCCTGGCTCACCATCGAACAAAAGTTTGAGAGCAATCCCAGCGCACAGCGTGGATTTTCCGTTCTTGCGAGGCAGTGCCAGTAGGCTCGTGCGGTATTGGCGAAGGCCATCCGGCCGCAGCGTCCCAAAGAGCCGCCCGATGTAACTGGCCTGCCACGGCTCCAGGGCAAAAGGCTTGCCGCCGAGCTCGCCCTGCGTGTGCCGCAG